CTCTTCAGTGACCATCGGGAGAGAATCGAAACCCCGGGAGAGGATAGCAGAAGAGTCGAACTGGTCATCCAGGACAGCATCAGAATAGCCGGTGAATCGCAGGCATTCGTGTTCGTAGTCAGCGTACCATTCAGCCTGCTTGTCGAACTTGCAGGTGAGAGCTTTCATTCGCTTCTGCCAGCTACGCCCGCGAGTGGCCTTATCTTTGGTAGAAGGAAGGGCCACGACATTGAGAAAGATATTTTTCTGACGCATTTCTGCGGTGAGAATGGGTTCGATCGCTTTCCAGATAATCCCATCCTCCACGAACCAAACCTGTGGTTCAAGATCTTTCTCATACTGCAGCATCTTATCAATGATCTCATCGGTGCCCCAGCGACCTTTATCCTGGTGGAAGAAGTGCAAGTTGTTGGCAACAGTGCGGCCAGCGAAGGTGAAGCTGCTTCGATTGGCCTTGTCCTTCTTTGAAATGGCAAAGTCAACGCCCACACAAACCTGCACGTTCTCTTCGAAGTCCTCATCTTCCATTTGCTGGAAATATTCCTTCTTTAAGTAGCCGTCAGTGTTATCATACGGGTCATTGAGGTATTCCTGGGAATAGCCAGAGGCGTCATTATCATCAATGTAGCGCTGACGAATTGCACGGAGGTCTGCTTCAGTGAACTGTTCCGGCCAGAGAATTTCGCTGAAGTCATCATAGGCTTTGTGGGCCTTGTAATAGAGGACTTCCCAGGATTTGTTTTCGCGGGTCTGGCGATGGAAGCGGGCTAAGAGGGAATCCTCATGCAGGATGGTCCCGTGGACTCGCACTTTCCCGCCGCGACGCAGAGCTGGTATGACGGCTCGATTAAACCACTTTCGAAATTTTTCACGTCGCTCTTTATTTTCAACTTGTTCATCATCTTCAAGGTCATCGCACACAATAAGGCCCGGACGCATACCACGCCATTTTCGTCCGCGCAGTTTCTGACCAGACCCTCGGGCAAGGATGCGAAATTGGTGTCCATCACTGAACTCGACGATGATTTCAGTTTTAGAATTGGTGATAAATCCTTTAATTCCGAAGTCATTAATCAGCTCCTCGTTTTCAGTCAGCTCCCTTGTGATATCCCCTAAGTGCTCAATCGCCAATTCTTCATTGGTGGAAATGAGAATAACATAGCTGTCAGAGCGAAACAGCACAGACGCAAGAATGAAGATATGCGTCAGAGCAGAACTTTTCGCATGTCCCCGAGGTGCAATGACGCTGCATTGAACCTTCGGCGAGCAGTAAAGTTGCCAGCCCTCGCGATGGAACTGTGGAGTAGGCTTCGGCTCATCCAGCCCCGAGTATAAGTAAGTGACAGCAAAGCCTTCAATCAGCTCTGCTGTTAGCTCAGTCTTTTTCAGTTGGGTCTGCAGGCTATTTGCCACTCTTCACCTCGCGTACTTCCACATCAACAGCATCAGAAGTAGCTGCTGCCTTTTGCTTCGCCATTGCCGCCATGATCCGTTCTGCAACTAGCTCAGAGCTGTTCTTAGCAGCTTCAGCAGGCTTGGAGTCCTCTTCATCCTTCTTCTTCAGCCCCATTCCCAGAGCCTTCACTCCCAACTCAGCGATCTTCACCACAGTCAGGTCTGGCAGAGCCTTCCCATTCTTCTCGATTTTATCCTGCAGGACAGAGACGCTCTGAATCGTCAATGCTGCGAAGCGCTCATCGAGGGTCATCGAAAAGTCAGGATTGGCAATCATGTGCCGAACTGGGTCAAGCGCATCCTGAAAGGCTTTGGTAGCTAGAATTCGAGTGAACCAGCCCGCACCTTGTCCAAAGCACTCTCCAACTTGCTGCGCAGAGAAGCTGGGGTTGTTTATCAGCACATCAATCAGCGCCGGGAAAGTGAACTGGAGGGGTACAGACAAGCCAGTGCACGCCGCCGTAGGCGGGGGTACCACAGGCACCTCAGCCCCAGCCAGTTTCCCTGCTTCACCATCGGCAAGCAACTGCACCAGCTCCGTGAAATCACTGTCGGAGTTGCCCATCAGCGAAGCCCCAGCACAGCGACACCCAGCGCATCGAGAGCGAGAGCTGCAGAAGCATCTGGGCTTTCAAGCTTCTCTTGGAGCTTGGAGATGGAGGAAGCAGCGACATGAGCGAGGCGGTCTTCGAGATTCTGCCGAATACGAGGATCGACAACCAGGGCTTTTCGCTCTGCGATTCGAGCTTGGAAGCTGTCAGCATTGCGGATATGGGAGATCCATGCCTCGCTGTAGGAGAAGATCTGCGCAAGTTCTTTATTTGTGACCGAGGGCTCGGCCAAGATCAGGTCAATCATTGCTTCATGACTGTAATTCAGCCGAAGCGGGGCACGGGAAGTAGCTTCAGACATTGCGGCACCTCAAAGGGTGGAAGAATGGCTGCACTGTGACATAGAAAATGCAGAAAGGGAAGCCGGACTGCCAGGAGGAAGCGGCAAGTAGGGGCAGAACAACTATTCAGCGAATTTTCTGCATAAATTAATAAAAAGTAATCACGGTAGGAAATGGGGAGAAAATTACTGAAAAAATTTTTAGAAATTGGGAAATGGGGAGTGCAGGGGGTCTCGCTACTCTCGCGATTGCATTTTACGATTACTGGCGCGCGGGTAAGTAGTAAACAGAAAAAATCCCGCAACACAGTCGATGAAGAACAAGAAGAAGAATAGAAAATCGAGTCAGGTTCTGAGAGAGTTGAAAAATTTCAGAAAAAATAGGGGGGTGCCTTGCAAATTTTCATTGCTGGAGGAAATTTTCCCCCTCCCCCGTTGATATATCAGCCAGCCCGCATTTGACATAACGTCCAATTATCGAACTAGTTGACGAGTCAACGATTGCAGCCTCAATGGACCTTGCACACTCGCCACTACTACTATATATAGATAGGCTGCGGAAGCGTGAGTGAGTATGGTATAGGAGGGGAGTGGTGGGAGATGGGGGTGGGATGGTGCCACGCGAGGCTATGTTCACGTCCTGATTCCCCAATGTCTCCTTCTACTATGTCTCTTCAGTCCGTGTTGCTCATGTTCGCCGGAGCTACTTACCCGGTCGCCAGTTACAATTAAATGTAGTCTCGACCATCGACAACATAGCTGAGCAGATCTACAATGGCAGCAAAGGTTAACAACGAAGGGGAATTGAGATGAAACTGATTGTCTATATGGAATACAGAGACTTCTGGAACCGACGTGGGGGAAAAGGTCAGCGGCTTTATGATTTCAAAACGTTTTGGGAACGCGCAGTGTGGCCCGCAACTGAGCTGGGTTACTGGTGTAATTAAATGTGTGCGGGATTCTTCGATGCGTGATCTAGGCATTACTCAAGGCGATCTCGCCGCAATCACTCTAGTGCTGGCTCTGTGCATGTTGATTGCGGCTGGGATTGTGGGATTAATCTGGACGATGTGAGAGGAACATGAAAACGACCTACAAAGTTGAATGGACGGTACGTAGAGCTTCGATGGATTTAGAAGAGCATTACATTCGCTCCGGCGCTGTTAGCGGTATGACCCAAAAAGCGGCTGCGGAATTGTACAAACAACTTGTTTTTTCGTTCGGCGGGATTGTGGAACATCTCCCCCGGGCTGACCGAAGCACTCCGCGCGTATCGTGGCGACATGCCGACCATCTTTTCGAAGTAGAGATGCGGAAGGAAGCTTGGTAGATATGATTTTCTACCGCGATTAACATAGAGTAATCCCGGCACAAAACCCATTATGGAGGCTGCATGAAACATCACCATCATTCTATTGGCTGGCGAGAGGCCAACAACATGCAACGTGGCGCGGCTCGACATGAGGCAATCGGCGTATTCATCATCTATGCTTGGGTTGTGTGTGTTGTGGCGATAGTGGTTGACCAGCTGGCTCGATAGCAAATATCAATCACACACTCTGCAGTTTGCTGTACACTGATCTACATGAAGTCCGGTGCGCGACCGACTCGCGAATTCGCCCCGATGGGGCAATGAAACAGAGGCTAATTATCATGGCAAAGAACTCCACCATCTCCGCTGACCTTTTCGTGCCGAAAATGACGCTCACGCTCACCTTCTCGGGTGGGCAGGAAATCATCATCGACGCAAATAAGCTCCGCCCGGAAATCCGCGATATGGCGATTCTCCACGGGCTGAAGCAAAAGCTCGTTGATGCCGCAGCGATCTCCCGCAATGTGGAGAATGGGCAACCCGCATCGGTGGCAGACAAATATGCCGCCGTGAAGAAGGTGGCTGATCGGCTCATGTCACCGGACGGTCAATGGAACGAGGGGCGTGGTGCAGCGGGCGAATCCACCCCCAAGTCCAATGACATCCTCGTTCGCGCTCTCATTGTCATGACCGGGCGGGATGAAGCTTATGTGAAGGACTTCCTCAGTGCAAAGACCAAAGAGCAGCGTGCGGCGTTGAAGAAAAACCCGCGCGTGGTTGCGATCATTGCCGAATTGACGGCTGCGACCGTATCCAATGGCGTGAATACGGATGAATTGCTGGGCGAATTGGGCATTGAGGATGGCGGCGATCCCGATGCGGGCAATGGCGCGGCTCTCATTGAAGCTCCCAAGAAGCCCAACACCCGCACCAGAAAGAAGAAGCTCGCCCCGGCTCCGGTGGAAGAGTGACAAACCCGGGGCGAGTCTGAATTGACCACTCGCCCCATTCAGATTAAAATCTCTTTATCCCCGGAGGGGGGCAATGCTCGAATCAACATTTGCATTTGTGAATTACATCGCATACAAACGAAAGTGCGCTGCGGAATGTACCGTGCCCGTTACCTATGGTGCGTGGCTGTGGTTGCGCGGGCTGACGAATCAGCGCCCGTGGTGAGCAGCGGCCATGTTCATCATTAAATCCATCTCCAGCCTCATTCTGTTTTTCGTGGGGCTGTGTTGGTTGGTGCATCATGGGTTTTTTAACTGAATGAAATGGGTTTCCCACCGGGATTAACATAGAGTAATCGCGGTAAATAATTGGAGGTTCTCAGCAATGTTCAAACTCTATTGGTCCATTGTCCTCACCATCCTCATTACGTGTGGGTTCGCCCATCGGATCGCTGAAGGTGCAGAATTCCTCTACGCCCGGTGGAATGCCCATCAATGTGGCCCCGTACAATCGTTCGCGAATCACCCCGGCTGGACTATTCAGGAGTGCAAATGACCACCCCTCACGACATCGAAGTCAAGCGGGCTTCTCTCGCCTCACCGGGCCTTCTCCATCTCGTTGAAGCTTCCTTGCAATCACCCGCCGCTCATGCTCCAGCAGAATGGTCGGTCAGCGAACGTGCAATGTGGATCATGGGCTTCGAGCATGCAATGACCATGGTGCAGGACTACATCAAGGGGGCTAGCACGAAAGCCCTAGAGGCGCGCAGTGGGGTTCGCTACCCTCGCTAACCTCTCGCCACGCCTCATCCCTCTCTCTCTCTCTCTCTTAGCCCCGTTCAGGGGCTTTGTTCGTTTCACGTGAAACAAACTGCTTCCCATCGAGGAAAAATCCGGGAAACTCCCCCGTCGCATGGGGTAAACTCCGGCTAACCCCTCTTCGATGGAGCATTCAGCGTGCCAAAAATCTACTCTCTCCGCGACTTCGGCCCGGAGTTTGAATCCCTCCTCACCCGTGCAGACCACACTCTTTGCAGCGGTTCCGAGGATTACACCATTCAGTTCGATTCTCCGAAAATTGCGGCCCAGCTTCGCTTCCGTTGCTATGCCTATTTCAAGTGCTTGAAAAACTCCGCCGCGCGCCCAGACCTCGTAGCCATGTGCGACTCCCTCTCGATCCGCATAGCCGGTAGCGCATTGGTGTTTTATCGCCGGAATGATGACGCAACTAGCGCGGCTCTCCGCTCTGCACTCGGTCTCGACCGGCTAAACCCCACCGCCAACACGACCGAACGCCCCGCCTCACCTCTCGATAGCAACCTCAACGCCCTCGCGCGCATACGTGCCGCCAAGGGTTGATGAAATACTCGTTGACTCCCTGAACGCACCGCGGATATAGTGAACTCACTCGAACACGTACTAGCCCCGACGAGTCGGGAACTAACAAACCTTGTGGAGAATTTGAATGTCCGAAGCACTCGAACAGATGGCTGAACAGGCCGTGCAAACGAAGAAGGCCCGCACGGTGCAGACCGTGGAAATGACCGATGGTCGTCAGGTGGAATTCGCGGGCAAGCGCCGACTGGTGAAGAACGCCGACATCTCGGCTGATGGCTTCGATGTCGAAGTCACCCTCGACTTCATCAACGGCGAAACGCGCGCCTTCAAGCTCAGCGCCAACAACCCGCTGTTTGCGAAGTTCGCTGCACACGGCATGCTGCAGAAGCTCGGCGATGAGGTTGCAGGCCTTGAAGATATCGAAGATCAAGTCCTCGCTATCGAAGAACTGATCGAACGTCTGTCGCGCGGCGAGTGGGGTGCAGAACGCACGCGTGGCGAAGGCAACGCCCTGGCCGGTCTGTCGGTTCTCGCGAAAGCTCTGGTCGAAGTCTCGGGCAAGACGCCGGAGGCAATCAAGGCCTTCCTGTCGAACAAGACGAATGCAGAGAAGCTGGCTCTGCGCGACAATCCGAGTCTGAAGCCGGTGATCGAACGTCTGGAAGCGGCGAAGAAGCCGAAGAAGAAGGACAATACAATCGACTCGGGCGCGCTGCTGGACGAGCTGACCGGCGAAGAGTAAGAAGGTTTCCCAGCGACCCATGGCTGGGTTATCAAAAGGATGGGAGCCGGGCTGCAGCAGGGTGGTCGGACCTTCGGGATAGCCGGCCTTGCGTGCAGCCCCCTCAAAGGAAGGATTGGATAAAGTGGATAGCTTCCACCTAACAGGCGTGTGCAAAGCGTTATCCATTTATTAATGGACCGATCCTTCCTTTGAGGTAAAACAGGCGTAACCGGCTGGGGTCCGGTTGCAGACATCCACGTGAGTCCGTCGCTCTCGTCTATGTCGCTGCCTATGGTGCGCAAAGCCCTCTGTTTCGAAACCCTCCCTTATGGGGGCCTGTTTTATCTCACCACATTCTCCTCGGAATAGACCCTCTTGGGTTGTGACTTCCGATCAGCCCACCTAAGCCGTGCGGGGTTTAGGTGGGCTTTCTACTTGGGGGGCGTTTTCCACCGCGATTAATCCAGAGTAATCACGGTAGATTAAAAACTGAGTTGCATTCCTCCCCCACCTCACCGCAAAATACAATCTCCACCACGTAGTTTTACTCTGAAATGGGGGTTGCAATGTATGTATCACGCCTCGGACCGATTATCGCTCAGATGCTTGCTAGTGGCAATGCCGCTCTCGATCGTGTGCTGGGCAATTTTGATAGCCCTGATTATCGCAGCCCTTCGATGATCCGGCGATATCCAAAAAAACTTTCGCGCAAAGGCCATTCCTTCAGAACCAATCCAGCTGGTTCAAAGCTCTCTCGCAAGGTTGGTCGCCTGACCTGCCGGCATCCAGTCGGAACACATCGGGGGATGAAATGAGTGACGACCTTGACCTCGATGCACTTCTCGAAGAAAGCGTCTCCCTCGCTACAGAGATCAAAAAGCTCAAATCTGCTCAAAAAGCCTCCCACAAGGGCAAGCCCATTGCGGCAAACGGGGCTGCAGCAAATGTGGGTTTCATGAATGCAGCAGAACGCGCGGAGCACCAAGCTGACGTTTTGAAGTTCAAGCTCCGCGCAGAAGGCTGGTTTCGCACTGCGGTTGTGCTACTCCAGCATACGCAAATCTGCTCCTGCGGCAGCGAGCACACCCACACCGAAGGGGTTTTCATCCAGAAGGAGAATCCGAGACTTCGAATCAAAAACCTGGTCAAACCGGAAGGAGCCTATGAGTATGACGGGCTGCCGAAAAGGGTTGAAATCCGAACCCAGCGTGTGACGATCTGCAGCAATTGTAGAGAGTTTCAAGGCTGGGGGGAAGCTGAAGTGGAGATTGTGTGATGCCCGAAGTCATTCGACATACGGCCCTTCTCATAGAGAAAGGGGTTCCGATCCCGGAACTGCCGAGAAAGGGTAGATCACCTGTAATGGTGGCGGCCCGGGCGATGGAAATCGGGGATAGCATCAAAATCCCCTACGTCAGAAAGCCTGTAGCCTCTAACATGTCCAGAACCACTGGTTTTAAATTTTGCCAAAGACGTGAGGGTGATTCTCTTCGCATTTGGCGCATCGCTTAAGGAGAAATAAATCTTGGGTCGTCCTGCCAAAACCGTCCGCCCCGTTCGTTTCGGCTGCTGCATCCCGGCTGACTTGAATGACCGTCTGTCGCGTCATCTCTTCTCCGAAGTTGAAGAACGCGTACCTCACGGGGCCAAATCCACCTTCGTTGAAGGGCTGCTCCGGGAATTTTTCCTGAAGCTCGATGGCGAAGCCGCTGAAATCGAAGAGATTCTGGAGCAGCAATGATCCCCATCGAACGAAAAAATGCCAGCCTCTCTTGCTGGGTGAAGCCTTCCCAGCTCGATTCCGGTTACCGCGTGGCATTCCCGGCTGAGCACCCCCTGTTCAACCCGGCAAAAGCGGCGATGCCAATCAGCAATCAGGTTGTTTACATCTCCGGCCCTGTAACAGGTATTCCAAATAACAACGAAGACACCTTTCTTGCTGCGGAGCGGCTGCTTCTCTCCCTGGGCTGTCGGATTTTCAACCCCCAGCACATCGAAAAGCCGATCGACCCGATCACAGACGAAACTCTCTGGCAGTACTACATGCACTTCTGCGTGCAAGCTCTGCCAGAAGTCGATGCTATCTTCATGCTCCCCGATTGGCAGAACAGCAAGGGCGCAGTGTGGGAGCATCGGATTGCTCAGATGCTGGGGCTGGAGATTTTCTACACCCCCGTGCATGAGCGTGAGCACATCGAAACCCCCGAGCCCACGCCGAAATCCGCCGCCACCGCACGCGCAGCGCGCGCCCGCAACCCATAACACCTCCCCATGTGGGCATTGGCAGAGGCTCCCCCTCTGCCTTAACAATCCTCGGCAGGCCGAGACAGACTAGAGAAAATTATGAACCTTCAAGAGCAGCAACATGTCGATTACTCCCCGGCAGAAGCTCCGGCCCCCCTCCAAAGCTTCCCCTTCATCCCAGACCAACTCGAAGCAATCCAGAAGCTGCTGGAATTCATCTCCGATCCGTGTTCAGACTGGTACTTCACTTTCAAGGGATATGCGGGCACGGGCAAAACGACCTGCATGCGTGAGGTTGCTCGACGCGTTGCAGCTTCGGCTGCGAATGTGGTGTTTACAGCTCCTACGAACAAAGCGGCGAAAGTCCTCCGGGAAGTAGTTGGGCAGGGCTGTACCATTTACAGCTTCCTTGGACTGCGTGTCGACACCAACGGCGAGACAAAGGAAATCAAACATGGGAAGCCGGTTGACCTGAGTGATGTGGATGTAATTGTGGTTGATGAAGCCTCGATGGTGAATGCACATCTCTTTGGGCTGCTGAATGATGTTGCCGCGAAATGGAACCTCAAAGTGGTTTTCATGGGCGACCCAGCGCAGCTGCCTCCAGTGAAAGAAGCTGAATCACTAACCCTGAAAGGGGATTCTGGTGTGCAGCTGACGAAGGTTATGCGGCATGACAATCAGATTCTGCAGTTGGTGACGGCGATTCGTGAGCAAATCTGGCATCCGGCCCCGACGATCAAAATCGTCAGCAACAATGATGGGGTTGAGGGGGTGTGGAAGATCACGAAGCCGGAATTCAAGCGGCAAATTTTTGCAGCTGCACAACGAGGGGAGTTTGCAGATGGCAGGCATTCAAAGATCATTGCCTGGCGGAATGTGACTGTCAATGCTTACAACGACATTGCGCGGGCAGCGATCTTTGGGGCAGAGGCGCAGCCGGGTTATTTCTTGCCTGGAGATCGGATTGTAGCCGGTGGCCCCTGTGAGCGCGGGGATGACTTGCTCCTCAGCACCGACGATGAAGCCATTGTGGAAGGGGTGATGGAGTGCAAACACCCCCTGGAACCAAAGTACCACGCGCTGGAGTTGAAGTGTCGGACGGAGGAGAATCAGGTAATTCGGCTGCTGGTTGTGCATCCTATGTCTGCGCAGGATTTTCACAATGACAGTCAGCAGTTGGCCTTTGAGGCGCGTGGGAATCCGAGACTGTGGAAGCGATTCTGGGAGCATAAAGAGATTTTCCATGATGTGCGCTTTGCCTATGCGTTGACCGCGCACCGGAGTCAGGGCAGCACGTATGAGAATGTTTACACTGATTTCCAGGACGTGCTCTACAACAGGAACCGTGTTGAGGCATTTAAATGCCTTTATGTGGCAACCTCCCGCGCTCGAAAGTGCCTGTATTTGGCGTAAACCTTGATTGACCTAGTTTTCCCCCGGGATTACTATTGATTAATCGCGGTTGAAAACCCTCTAGGAGAAACTGAAATGAGACTTGCTCTGAAAAATATCTTGCAGGAACGGGATGAACAAGATAAGCAGTGGGGCGGCCCAGCACATGATGACAAGCATGCTTTCCACGATTGGGCCAACTTCATCGATAAGCAAATCAGCGCTGTTACTTATCAATCCATTTTCCCTGAAGTTAATGTGGAAAAGATTCGACAGCACTATGTAAAAGCAGCAGCTTTAGCACTTGCTGCTATCGAATCTATCGATCGTGTTCATGGAGGCATCTGATGCACCATCCGAAAGAAGCAGTGATTGACGGAGTGAAATTTGTGCTCATTCCAGAAGAGCTTTTCAAGCAGATGGAATGGGCACTCATTGTGGCCAATAACGATGGGATTGTTGAAGCTGGGCTGGCCCTTGAAAAGGCCGACGAATATTTTCCGGAGGGTTGAGATGTCCTCCACCTTCATCAACGAAAACATCCTCGAATGGCGTCGAAAAGCTGCTGACGGCACCATTACCCCAGAGGAGATGAAGCAAGCCATCGAAGCCATCCGCAAAGAGCGCGCGGAGCTTGATGTACCGAAACCCAAGATCCGGGCGAAGGCTGGCGCGGCCGCAAAGCCGAAGAAGCAGAGGCCGGAGGATGTAAACACCGATGACCTGCTGAAGGAACTCGGGATTTAAATTGTTGTCCCCCTAACCGCACTTAGGAGTTTTTATCATGGCAACCACGAACCCCACCCCTGACACCCGCAAGAACAAGAAGCTCACCAACGTTGAGGTTTTCAAGCTCTACGGCTGGGTACAAGAGAACGTCAGCAATTTTCAAGCGGGCGACAACTACGCAACCATCGCTGTTATCGCGACAGATTCTCTTGGTTTCGAACTCAATCGAAATCACATCGAAGGAGCATTCGAGCAGCTGAACCTCACCCTCCCGAAGCCTCCGGCTACCAGTGATGTGAAGCTCGCGATCATGAAGGCCGCGATCGAATATCTCTACGCTCGCGAGGAAATCCCCCTTCCGGCTGATTGGTCTTCCCTGTAACCATAACTGTAGCTAGGAGGTTCACGCATGAAATGCAAGCAAACTATCTTTATCATCCCCGTGCCCAATGAAGTCTGGGATGGGGAAAGCTACCATTACGTCAAGAAGGTCGAACCGAAGCTCTGGCCGTACGACTCTTATGATGAACTGCAGGCCATCGGTTCCGTTGAAGTCGAATTTGATTTCCCGGACAACCTCGATCACAACACCCTGCGAATCGAGCAGTTGGAAGCGGCGAAGAAACAGCTGCAAGCCGACTTTAATGCTCGCGTGACCCAGATTCAAGGGCAGATCAACGAACTTCTCGCAATCGAGGGCTGACAGCTATGTATATCCGCCCGATGTTCCCGAATATTGGTTGATTTTGTTTCCGTGGGGTGGTAGACTATAAATCCCATTCAAGGAGTTTTTATGTATAGTCTACCTGATTTTTTCAAGCCACGCGTAAAAGAGAATCCCGAAACTGGTTGCCAAGAGTGGCAAATGTTTCTAACACCCCGAGGGTATGGGCAATTGACGTATCGAAACCGGCGATGGCTGGCTCACAGGTTGAGCTACCACATGGCGGTAGGTGAGATTCGGGGGGCTTTGCTGGTCTGCCATAAGTGCGATAATCCTAAATGCGTAAACCCTAACCACCTTTTCCTGGGCACCGACGCTGATAATGTGAGCGATAAAGTGTTTAAGGGGAGGCAACTCAGTGGCGAGAGTCATGGGGCTTCAAAACTGACTCAGGATCAGGTTGATGAAATTCGCAGAAGGGTTAGAGCCGGAGAGCGGCAAATCAGACTGTCCGAAGAATTCGGTGTTAATCGTTCCTGCATCTCTAAGATCATCAATAACCTTCACTGGAGAGGGTAATGAGCAAGAATTACATAAAACCTTTTTTTCCACATACGATCGACAGCACCCTTCTCGCGACATTCCGCTCGTGTCCGAAGAAATTCGAGCACACGTTTGTTTCCCACTGGAAGCCTGTTGCCAAATCCGTCCACCTCGTCGCGGGGGGCGCTTTCGCCTCCGCTATTGAGCGCGCCCGAGAAGTATTCTACGTCGACGGCAAAGACGCCTCCACCGCTGAAGCCGAGGGCATGATCGCCCTCACCAAAGCCTATGGAGACTTCGAATGCCCGCCGGATTCTGCCAAATCCCTTGAGCGCATGCTCGGTGCATTCGAATTCTACCTCTTCAATTACCCCCTCGGAGGTGATGGTGCAGAGCCTATCGAACTGCCATCCGGCAAGCGCGGCATTGAGTTTAGCTTTGCTGAACCCCTGCCTATTAATCATCCTGTCACCGGCCATCCTATTCTTTACACTGGCAGGTCCGATATGGTTGCCAAGCGCCATGCCGCAGGGATTTGGAACTATGATGAAAAAACCACCAGCAGCTTAGGCGCTACGTGGTCACGGCAATGGGAGATGCGCAGCCAATTCACCGGCTATAATTGGGCTCTACTCAAGCAAGGGATCAAACCTCAGGGCACGATCGTTCGCGGAATTTCCATCCTGAAAACGAAGTACGACACGATGGAAGTTCCCACTTATCGCTCGCCGCATGAAATCGAGCGCTGGGAAGCGCAGACCGTCCGGGATATCCGCAGGATGATCTCCATGTGGGAGGAGGGATACTGGGACTATGACCTGGACGGAGCATGCACGGAGTATGGCGGTTGCCACTTCCAGCGAGTTTGCAAGGCTTCGAATCCTGAGGAATGGCTCCCGGCTCACTTTCGCCAAGTCGTCTGGGACGCGCTTGAAAGGCAAGAAATTTCTGTAGCTGAATATGAGCGCAAGTGGGGACATATTCGCCCAGAAGGGGCTCCTCCAGCTGAAACCCGAACAGCTGAGCAGATGAGCGGTGATCCGAAAGCTCTTGGAGAAGAGCTACGTAAAATGTTGTGATCCCTTTGGGGTCCCTCCAATCAAATTTATGTAAAAATTGGATACCCCAAAAGGAGAATCACATGAAAAAGCCTTCAACTGTTTTAACAGACGCTATGACGATGGATGACTGGCTCTGGACATTTGCAGCACAAATATGGCCCAAAGTTCAGTTATTCGAAGATTGTTGGATTTTTACAGGCCCGACAAAAAACGGTATACACGGCTGTGTAAAAGTTGGTGGGCGCACTGGCAAAGTTTTATATACCCACAGGATAGCTTACGAAGCCTTTAAAGGGCTTTTACCCCCCGGGGCCGTCGTTATGCATCAGTGTAACACCCCAAGGTGCTGCAATCCTGCCCACCTGAAAGCCGGGACGCAGGCAGAGAATATGAAATACGCCTATGTGGCTGCCGTTGTCGGGCCTCGCAATTACAAGCCGGGGGCTTCCGGGGTGTGTGGCGTGGTCAGGGAATTTGTTGCAGGTAAGTACGAATATTGGGTGGCAAAATCGGACGCCCACACCACTTTGAAACGCAGCAAAGATTTTTGGGAGGCTTTATGTGCTCGCAAATCCTGGGAGAATAGCAAGTGACCTACCTCCGCCACTTCTGGATCGGTAACACCTATCTCGGTTCCGCCGAAGATCGTCTCCGATTCGTGCATGCTGAAGCCCAACAGCCGCAGCCCTATGCTATGTTTTGCCCCACATGCGGAGAAATTTGGGCACGTATGCCGGTTGATGGGTCGCAGCGAGAGTGGCGGATCGTTGGTGGGCATTGCGAACAACACCCCGGCCCGAGTCGGTTTGTAGTAGCCGGGAGTCTGATAATGGCATGGGAGCCGGAGCTTTATGAAATACTTCCGCCGGAGGTGTTGAAAAGAGAGCTGCGGCTGCATCTTAAATTAGTGGAGGAAGTATGAGTGAAGTTGAGTTGTCTGAGTTGAATGGTTTGAACATCCTTCTCATGGGACCAGCTGGCACTGGTAAAACCCACAGCATTGGGTCCCTGGTTGACGCTGACCCTAAGTTGGAAGTTTTTTATCTGGGCCTGGAGCCGGGTCTTGAGACGCTCTTAGGCTATTGGCGGGATAGAGGCTTGCCGATCCCTGAAAATCTGCACTGGCACCAGCTCGCAGCGGCGAAAGCCAGCTTCAAAGATCTGCTCGATGGGGCGAAACGTATCAACACCATGTCGCTGGATACCTTGGCTAAGACCGCCGATCCGAATCGCAGCAAACACAACCGGTTTATCAGCATGTTGGAAGTTTTGAATGACTTCCCTGATGACCGTACTGGGGAAAAATTCGGCTGTGTCGATGAATGGGGCACTGGCCGTTGCCTGGTTGTGGATGGTATGGCCGGGCTGGCTCAGATGAGCATGTCTCTGGTAGTTGGCAGCAAGCCTGTTAAAAGTGTCAGCGATTGGGGCATTGCGCAGGACCAAATCGAGAAGATTGTCCGCATGTGGACGGATGCTTGTCGGTGCCATTTCGTCTTGATCGCTCACGTGGAGCGGGAAAAGGACGAGATACTGGGGGGCATCAAGCTGATGGTATCAACCCTCGGGGCAAAGTTGGCTCCGAAACTCCCCCCGATGTTTTCCGACTGTGTGTTGACTGAGCGCTCTGGGACTTCCTTCACGTGGAACACCGGGTCATCGCAAGCTGATGTGAAAACCAGAAATTTGGCCATTTCAGAAAAGCTTCCGGCTGACTTCAAACCCATCCTGAGCAAGTGGAAATCTCGCGGCGGAAGGATTGAGTGAATATTAACTGGGCTCTTCGGAATAACGTGTGTAAACGGACATAGCTCTGTATACTCATAAAACGGAAAACCGTGTGGAAAAGGAGAGTTCATGAACACCCCAATTGAACAAGTCGATGGTCAACAAGTCCCCTACAAGTCTCCGGAAGACTGCCCCTACATAGGTGTGAGCGAAGAAGTCCGCGTGGCTTGGGCAGACGGCTGGAATCAATGTGCCCAATTGACCAAGGGAGGCCGCGATGGAAATTGACCCGAAAGAATTTGATGCGCAAGCTGCAGCAGTGGAGGCAACCCGACGCACCACTCAAGCGTGGCTGGAGAAACATGCGCCCAACCAAGCGTATTCCTACAAGAACTTCGGGTTGACGCCGGAACCGCTGACGCCGGACACGATGCCCATGCTGAAGGAAGACGCTTGACGCATGACCGACATCCTTGACCTTCCCGGCTGGACGCCGACCAACGTACGAGTCGAAAGCGTATCGTCGCGCCCGACCATTTCCGGCCGATTGCAGGCCGCGAGCGCATCAAGAACGTGCTGGTGCTCTGCCGGACCTGCAGTGCTCGTTTCCACACGGAGTGAGGTGACGGCGTTCATCTACTTTCCACTCCTATTTCCGAAGAGCCATTAACTGGAGGAGTGGTTTCCCACCGCGATTAATCCATTGTAATCCCGGTTTAAAACCCTTTTAGCAGCCTTCCTCTCTCTGTTTCTCTTGCCGAAAACTCGTTGCACCCTGGAACTCCCCTGTTTATCATTCATCCGTCGGGGAAACACTCTCGACCTAACCTCAACCAAGGAAACTCACCATGTCCTTTGATGCCGATACCTTCCTCAGCTCCTCTGTTGCTGGCTCGAACTCCACCAAAGTCATCCCCTGCCCCCCGGGCGAATTCTTTGCAGTTATCGAAAAGATCGGCGCACGCCAAGTCCAGTCGAAAGATGGCAGCGAAACACGGGTTGTGCTCGAAGTCAGCTGGCTCGTCGAAGACGACGGCGCAAAAGCCGCCACCGGTCGCGAAAGTGTCAGCGTGAAGCAGGGCATCTTCCTCGACCTCGACGCCTCGGGCGGTGTGGATACGAAGGAAGGCACGAATGTCAGTCTGGGCCGACTCCGCGCAGCTCTTGGGCTGAATGACCCGTCGGAGCAGTTCTCGTTCCAGATGCTGCCGGGCCGCACGGCAAAGATTCAGGTCACGCATCGCGATGACCCGAAAGACCCGGAAAACAAGTTCGCGGACGTGCGCTCAGTGGTTGCAGCGTAAGCAGTAAGTTTCAATGCAGCAGCCCTCCGGGGCTGTTGTTCCTTAAGGACCCCGCATGGTCAACTTCATCGCAGTTCTCCTCCTCGTCAAGTTCGATGCAGGTTGGGGGTGGTGGCTCGCCTTCCTCATCATCCTAATCTGCCGGTGGCTAAACAGCCTCCACTAGCACCTCCGCTCAACCCAGCTCCGGCTGGGTTTTGCACTGAAACCCTCAACAGCAGAAAGAGTAACATCACCATGAATCAGTACATTGACCGCAGTGCTATCGTAATCGACGCAGGCCGTCAGCGTCAGGAATTCGATCCACAAGCAATGCAGGAACTTGCAACCGGAATTCGTTCGAAGGGGCTGATGCACGCTATCGTGCTACGCGAACGAGATGGGCAAATGGTGTTGGTTGCGGGCGAGCGGCGATTCCGGGCGATTGATGAGGTGCAAATGCTCGGCGGGGAGGTGCGCTACAACGGCGAGGTTGTCCCCGACGGGCAAGTCCCCTACGTCACCTTGGGCCAACTCGACCCACTCGCGGCTGAAGAAGCGGAGCTTGAAGAAAACCTGCACCGCAAAGACCTCACTTGGCAAGAGCGCTCTGCAGCCATGGCGAAGCTACACTCCCTCCGCAGCAAGCAAGCTCAAGCTGAAGGTCGGGTCCACACTGTAGCTGACACTGCAATGGAAGTCAGGGGCCGCTCTGATGGCAACTTCCAGAACACTGTTCGCAAAGACCTCATTGTGGCGAAGCATCTCCACAACCCCGCAGTAGCGAAGGCTAAAACCACTGAAGAGGCATTTAAAATCCTCAAGAAACTTGAGGAGTCGAAGAAAAATGTTGAACTCGCCCAGAAAGTTGGGAAGGACTTCACCCATGAACTTCACAAAGCCTTCAATACAAATTGTCTCGGGTGGATGCTGGCAACTGACCCCAATCAATTCGACTGCATCCTCACTGACCCGCCCTACGGTATGGGTGCAGATTCCTTCGGGGACGGGGGTGGCAAACTCGCAGGAATTGAGCACCACTACAAGGATGACATCGACTCCTGGCGTTCGCTGATGACGCAGTGGGCACCTCTGGCCTATCGGGTAGCCAAACCCGAAGCTCACGCTTATGTATTCTGTGACATTGACAATTTTCATGAGCTGAAGCTCATCATGCAGAATGCTGGCTGGTGGGTTACTCGCACGCCTTTTATCTGCACGAAGCCGAACTCCGGCCGCGTGCCGCATCCTGAGCATGGCCCTCGCCGCCAGTGGGAGATGATTCTCTACGCAATCAAAGGAAGAAAAAAGACCCTCGGCATTTACCCTGACGTTATTACAAGCTTCGCGGACGCCAACATGTCGCACGGTGCGCAAAAGCCAGTCGCGCTTTACGTGGACCTGCTTAAGCGCTCGTGCCGTCCAGGGGATCGAGTGCTCGATTCATTCGCTGGCAGCGGAACGATATTTCCTGCAGCACACTCCATGAAGGTCGAAGCCACAGGCTTGGAGATGAACACAGAATACTACGCCCTGTGTCTGAAGCGCATCCAATCTCTGCAAGATGCCCCAGATGCTGCTCAGCAGGGCGCCAATCTCATGAAGGAACTTCAATCTCTGGGAGGGTGATATGGAAAGCGATCTTTTTCGATTGCTGAAATGGGAACCGGATAAAGTAATCGTAGTGCAGTCCTCCAAGGTGATGTTCGATCCAGATACTTCCAGCATCTTCGGTTCAGAGAACTCCCAATTAAAAGCAAAGCTTCGAAGAGACATCAGCCGGGAAGTTATCTCTCGATGCTGTTCTCTAGAGTGGCAACCGAATACCTGAATTGACCCGGGCCGCAACCCCGGGTATTTTTTCCTCTACGCTATTCGAGAGACAAGATTATGGCAGCATTGCAAATTACCCCCTCCGGCCCAGCCAACGCGAAGATTATGATTGTGGGGGATGCCCCGCATGAGCTTGACCTTCGCCGGGGAGAGCCCTTCATCGGCGGGGGTGGCTTCGAACTCACGAAGATGATGCAGGAGGCAGGCATCCGCCGTGATGATTGCTACCTCACAATGGTGATGAAAACCCGGCAATTCCCTGGGGCAAACCACATTGCTGAGAAAAAGAAAGACATAACCCCTCAGCATGTGTTTTTCCAGGGCAAATACATCTCCCCGCAGTTGTTCGATGCTTGTATGGAGTTGCGAGAGGAAATCCGTAGGGTGAAACCCAATGTGATTTGCACGGTCGGAGATGTGGCGCTATTCGCCCTCACGGGGCAAACCTCCTCCTACAACTACCGTAGCTCAATCATGGATTCGGTGCTGACCGAAGGGTTCAAGGTCATCCCGACCCTTCGCCATGAAATTATCCATACGCAGTGGAGCCGTAGGCCCTGGATGGTGCATGACCTCCGGCGAGTGGTGAGAAACAGTGAAACTTCAGGGCTTTTCCACCGCGATTACAAATTTGTAATCGCGGAAAATAACTCCGATTCCCAGCATGACCTCATGGTTAATGCTCTCGATTGTCTCTACGACCGTATCCGAGACTCGTCCGAGAAGCTCCCCATTGCCTGCGACATTGAAACTCGCGGTGGGCATATCACCTGCATTTCCTTTGCATGGTCGAACACCGAAGCTCTTTGTGTACAGTTAGCCCCCCTCCACAACCCAGAGGGCTTTTGGTCCGCCGATCGAGAAGCTGAACTCGTTGCAGGTATTGTTCGAATCCTCATGCACCCCAACGTTCTTCTCGTTGGCCAGAATTTCAACTACGACTTGCAGTACATCGAGCGTCATTGGGGCATCCTCCCCAACCCTGAAAACATCGCCGACACGATGATTATGCAGCATTCTGCATTCTCATCCATGCCGAAGAACCTCGGTTTTCTCTCCTCCATGTATTGCGAGGATCATCTCTACTGGAAGGATGACCGCACCACTTGGAAGGAAGGTGAAGATGGTGAAGGCGAAATGCAGTACTGGCGCTATTGCTCCACTGACAGCTGCCGCACTCTCGCCATCTATCATGTCCTAAAGAGTGTGCTGCGGCAGATGAAGCTCGAAGAGGTTAATGCTTTTCAGCAGCGCCTTCGCCATCGTGTGCTGAAAGCCATGATCCGGGGCGTGCGCGTGGACGAGAAAAAGCGGGCAGAGCTATCCATGTCCCTGATGAATGAAGCCCAAGCCCGCACAAACTACATCCACAACATTGTCGGTTATCCCCTGAACATCCGCTCGCCAAAGCAGATGCAGGATTTCTTCTACCGGCAAATGGGGCTCCGCCCTCTGCACTCCAAAACCGGAGGAGTAACCACAGCTGATGCGGCCCTCCAAACCCTCGGTGGACGTGAGCCTATCCTGTGGCCCATCATCCGCCGAATGGCCGAACTCCGTTCATTGGGGGTGTTCCACTCCACGTTTATCCTCGCCGCGCTCGACCGTGATCGCAGAATGCGCTGCACGTTCAATGTAGCGGGCACCGACACCTATCGCTTTGCCAGCTCAAAAAATGCCTTCGGCACTGGCATGAACATGCAGAACATCCCCAAGGGCGGGGATACCGGAGACTTCGAAGATTCCCTCGAACTCCCTAACATCCGGGAGTTGTTCATCCCCGATCCTGGCATGACCATGTTCGACATTGATCTCGACTCTGCTGACGCTCGAATCGTAGCATGGGAGTCAGGTTGTCAGTGGCTGATGAACTGCTTCAAGTCCGGCAAAAAGCCCTATGTTGAAATTATGAAGGAATATTACCAGGATGACACCAAATCCAAAAACTCCCCCGAATACAAGCTGTTCAAAAGCCTGTGCCATGGCACGCACTACCTGGGAACTGCTGAAGGTATCGCGCCTCGCATTGGGCTTGACGTTGACCAAACCAGAAAAATTCAGCGCTGGTACTTGTCGCTGTGCTGGGAACTCGACAAGTGGCACAAGGATGTAATTCATCAAGTAAAAACCCGCAGATATGTTGAGAATGGATACGGCTATCGGGTGTTTTACTTCGATAAACCCGAGGGGAATGTGTTTAATCAAGCCGTGGCGGCAATCCCCCAGAGTGGTGTGGCGTGTTTGGTGAACCGAATTTGGGAGGCCCTGGAAGAAAATCTCTCTGAGGATGATCTTCAAGTGCTGCTACAGGTGCACGATTCGCTGGTTTTCCAGGTGCCGACTGCGAAGAAAGTTGAACTTGAACAGAGAATCCTGCAAATTGCTAACTCTGTTTGCATTCCCTACGCCGATCCGTTATACATACCGGTAGGGGTTGTGAGCAGTGAATCTTCTTGGGGAGAATGCGGCTAATGTATAGCTACTTCGTGATGTGGCGAGATTCCACCCACAATCTCATTCGAATCAATATCTGCACTGGTGAGCGGCAATCAGATATTGACTATGAAGATCTAGTTGAACTTATTGAAAAACGCTGCAAGGAGTTGAGGCAACCCTGTGACTTACCTGAAGGCACTCGTATCAGTGTATTTCTCGACCCTTCTCACACTGATCCAGTTATCTGGAGTAAGGATGTTCCGAAAGGGGCTGTGAAGTTAGCTGGGGAGTTTCCGGGTAGGCATATTTATTCACCAGAGTGGAGAAAGCAATGAGCAATGAAACGATGAAGGACGGCGAGCGGGCGGCGTTTGTTGCAGAACGAGATGCGGCGATCATGAGCACGCATCGGCAGGCGCTTTGCATTCAGCAGTGTGCGGCGCATATCGGCCCGGACACCTCAGCAACCATCGATGGTCTGCCGCTTGCCGTAAAACGCGTCGTTCAGGAGCGAAACGCAGCCCGCACGGCAGCACCGCAAGCAGCGCTTACGGACGAACAGATATTCGATCTTTCTGAAAAGTACTTTCCGCAAGATGCGTTTAGGATGCAAATCGCAATACGCAATTTCGCCCGCGCCCTTCTCACCCAAGCGCCAACCGAGCGCATGAGCGATTCGGCGCGCGATGCAGAGGATGCGGCACGGTATCGCTGGTTAAAAGAACACGATTTTTGGCTGCCTACCGGCGCGCCTTACGAAGAAGGAATCGACGCCGCCCGCAAAGCCGAGATCGAGCGCGGGGAGCCCGAATGATTACCACTCTCATCCCCAGCGCCGCCCTTCTCCCCAAGGTTACCTGTGACAAGTGCAACAAGCCAGTTGAAAAGCTCTCCTTCTGGAGGGACCCTCGCCGAAGAGAGTGGGAGTGTGTTGCAGAATGCCACGGGGAGAAAGAAACCTGTTTCATCCCGGAGTCCATATTTTATTCCAGAGACACTTCCATTGAAGGTGCAGTAGCCTTTAAACAGCAGGAGAAATTACCTTGTCCACCAAATGGCTCCCCATCGATCAATGTCCCAAGCAAGAAGGTTGCCTCTATCTCATCACTGGTTGGGCCTACAACAAAATCGACGGAGATAGATGGTACGCTCTAGCTGAATACCACAATGGATATTTCCTAGACCCGCAGTCAGGCGACGAGATGAATCCTCCCACCCATTTCGCCTACTTCACAAAGCTCGATTAACCAAACAAAAAGCCCGCAGACTTCGCGGGCTTATTTCCTTCCGTGATTACTATTTATTAATCCCGGTAAATAACTCCAATCACTTCTGCAATGCCTTCGTGATCTGGTCAATCAGAGCTTGTCTGGCATTCGTATCAATCGCTTGAATCGTTGCCCACTGCTCCGGCGTGAACGCGGTCTGTCCTGCCGCTTGCGCTTGCTGCACCATCGTAGAAATGGTTTGAATATTCGCAGCCGCTTGGGCCAGACTCGTGGTCAGTTGCAGCATCAGTGCAATTGCTTCAGCTACCGTCATTGTCATGATTTCTTCCTCTTTGATTTCCCAGCTTTGCTCATCGCTATCGCGACAGCTTGCTTCTGTGGTTTGCCTGCTTTCATTTCAGTTTTGATGTTCTCTGAAATGGCCTTTTTACTCTTCCCCTTCTTCAGAGGCATCTCAGCCTCCGCTCGCCGCACTAGCCGCAGCTGTGGTCCCAGAACTTTGCTGCGGCAAGAGTTTCTGCGCTGCCGTTAGCAGTGCAGTCGCCTGGCTCAGGTACGTCGTGACATCCGGCTGCGTCCCACTCGCCGGGGTATTTATCAGCAGCGTCTCCGCCGTATCCAGCACCGCCCGAGCCTCGTCTGTGTCTTTCAGCACCTCTTGCGCAATACTCACTGAAATAGTACCGCTCTGCAGCGCAGTAGCCGCACTCTGCCGCACCGTAGCAACCGTGCCGTAGGCATACGCCAACCCCTGCGATGCGCTTTCTGGCTTTGCTGTGCCAAACAGTGAACAAGCCGAAACAGCCAGCGCACAGCAAAGCGCCACCAAGCCAAAGTTGAATTTCTTCCACATTCTTCCTTCTCCTCAGTTTTTTGGAACTTGCGTCACCGTCGTTTGAGTCTGCGTCGTGCCAGCCGGAAGCTGCGGCAGATCCGGCACAGACTTCGCATACCCCAGCAAATGCAGGCTTTTCAGCACAGTTCTTGCTGCCCCATACACAGCCACCAGCGCAGTCACATACGGCACATATTGCTGCGGAATCACCCCCACTACCATTGCCACAGCCGCAACTGCGGTTGCACCAAACTCTGTGCTCTGCCAGCCCGGCTTCGGCGTACTCGACACTCCATTTGCATCACTCACAGCAGACCTCCCTGAAGTAGGTTATTCGCCACTCGATTCATCCATCCATTCTTTGCCGCAGGCACATTCAACCCTGCCATGTAATGCAGCCGTGCGGAGTTCATCTTACACAGAAACTCCCAAGGATTCATTGCAGAAATCGCTGCCTGAGTTTTCGGCCCAAGGACCCCATCCACCTGCAGATTCAGAAACTGCTGACACCATCGAATGGGCTGTCCACCATTGTAAATAGTATCTAGAATCTGAAATGCAGCCCAATTAGGCAAGCTGCTGAGATTGTAGGGATTCCAGTAATACTGCATGGCGATGTTTTGTGCGGTTACCGGAGTTAGCTCCGTCATCGCCCCGGTGTAGCCATATTTCCGCGCCACGGCCTCCGTCACGCCATAGGCGGTGGCTCCTCCGTTATCCACCGTATAACCGCCCTCATTGAGCAGCACTAACTTCCAGCACGTCCCAAAATCCGCCATTCAGCTTTCTCCTTTCTTCTTCAAAAGAGCTTCTGCAAGCCGCTTTCTCAGCAACTTCTCAATGTATTGCTGCCCCACAATCCCCAAAGCACTGCCCACACCAAGCAGCGCCATCGGGTCCATGTTCGGAATCCTCACCAGCACAACCCCAGCCATAATTGAAGTTGCACTACCCAGAAGTGCCCTCCCCACAATCACTCGAAATGTAAGTTGCTCACTGCTTACAAGCAGCTTTGCCACACCAATCAAAGCTCCCATAATCGCCAACTCCACAAAAGTTTTTTCTGGCGCTTGCATATGCTCCCCGGAAGGTTTTTCTTTCGTCTGTTTATATTAAAAGAAAAAGCCCCGAAGGGCTTTAAAGGCTTACATCTGAATAAAAGCACCAAGATTGCCCGAGGTTCCGTTGTTTGCAGGATTCCGAAAACCTGCCGTATTCCCCGTCCCGCCACCTGATGTAGCATTCATGAACGCCAGATTATCTGCATAGAACCCCCACCCAGCGTTATTATTTGCGCTGAGACTTGTCCCTCGAATTGTAGAGCATGAAGAGGCATAAAACCCATTCCCAGAATTTGTTGCCTGGTTGCTGACAATGCTATTCCCCAGAATCGAGGAAGAGTCTTGTGCCAGCACGCCATGATTTCCAGACTGAATAACACTCGCATTCGGTGCATTGATCGTGGAACTTTGCGTTGCCCACAGCCCACCCCCTGCATTTTGGTTAATCGTCCCGCCCGAGAAGCTGGCTGAACTCCCATTAATGCAGTGCATGCCAATGCCAGAGTTGTTATACGAATTTACTGGATTCCCTTCCATGTGAGAGCTGCCCTCACAGTAGAAGCCATCTCCCGAATTGTTTGTCGCACTGGCTGCAGTCACATCCATTGCGGATTTCTGCACACAGCCGAAGCCTCCACCGGTGTTTTGATTCGCCAAGCAGGAATTGCAGTTCATCTTCCCGCCAAGCTCTGCATAGTACCCATAGCCTGCATTCTCGTAAGAATTAGGCTGTGCCCCACCCGGAGGTGGGATAATCTCAATCGAGCCTCCATCCAGAGCATGAAAACCATGCTGCCCGTTGTTATCCGCCTCGCAGCTATGCGCCCACATGCTTCCATTTGTCAGAGCGTAGAAACCATCCTTTGCATTGGCCGAAGTATTCGAAGTAGAGCAATCAATGAAGCTTGACCCTTCCGAGCAGAATCCAAAGCCCAGCCCTGCCCCATTGTCCGCCGTGTCGAAAGCCTTGCAACCTTGTGCGTTAATCACACTTCCAGCAAAAGCATGGAAACCGCAATCCCCAGCGTAGAAAACCTGCACGCCAGCCGCGCAATTAATCTTACTTCCCCAGCGTGCTTGAATCCCATAATAATGCTTGTTGACTTGCACATTAGCTCCAACACCAACTTCAGAGCCGTAATCCGCCCGAATCCCCGCTCCATAGGAATTAGTTGCCCAACTCCCATAAGCCAGCCATCCATTCCCTTGGATATACACACCATCAATCAACCCGCAATTCACCCCATTCTGGAAGTGGAAACCGCAGGTATTCGTCCCTGATGTCGTGAAATTCAGCACAACATTAGTCGGGTTACCCTGATCCCCGATGAAAGAGATCGACTCTCCTTGAACAAAGTTCGGCTGAATCTGCGGAACTGCATAAGTCCCGTCCGCAATCTTCACCACCGCAGATCCCGAAGGGGAGAACTGCCTCGGATTCAGGTAGTTAACAGCATCAAGAAGGCTCGTGAAAACCGAAGGGAAATTCAAGGTAATCGCTGAGGTAATCAGCCCCAGAGGCAGAATCGTCCCGGAATAGAGCAAACTCCCCTGCCCGGTCAGTAGCCCCCCATAATTAACTAGAATCGAATAGTTCGTAATCAGGTAAGTTCTTCCAAACTCTCCAGAAAATACCCCCGCAGCAGCCGCCAGCAGAATAGCTGCACTATCATCAGTCAACCCATCTCCAACCGCCTCGAAAGTGTTGAATGTCGGAGGAGCTGTGTCAGCATACTGCCAAACACTTCCATCAGCTGCAACAATGATTGTCCCACCATTGTCGATATAACTTCCCTGAGAAGTTGCTACCCTTACATAGAAACCTCCATTGATAAAAGCCCACGGAGATGAGATGCCTGTCAGGGAGCTTCGAGCAAGAGAAATACTAGTCACCACCCTTGCGATGCCCAAGTTAGTTCGCACCGTATCAGCAGTGAGCGGAGCATGTACGCCATCCCCCAAAGCTGTGTAAACGGTGGTATTAACATCATTCAGCCAGGCAGCTACAATGGGGGTATTCGGATCGAAATCGACAAATGTGGTCGATGCCATGAAAGCTCCTATTCAAGCAATTAATGAAAGCCGCCCGAAGGCGGCTTGGTGCTTTGTGCGTGCGGCGGATCAATAGCCGATGCAAGAAACTGCAAGCACGTCATTCGCGGCCCAAGCTGCGGCCGCCCCCGAAGTGTTGAAGTTCGTCAGCGTCACCGACGTCGTGGTCTGAGCGGTTTCTTTCGTTGAAAATACCGACGAAGAAACAGTCGTGAGGTCCTGCGCGGTGCAGTACCAGCCCTGTGTGGTTTTCGGTAAGCTGATTACACCACTACTTGCAGTTCCTCCAGAGCCGACATTGATGGTAAACGCGGTTGCGCCGGTACCCGAAGTAATGGACGGACTTGTGCCGAAGCCGCTGCTGATCGTCGGCGCAACGTTGTCCACATAGGTCGCATCGACCACAGGCACAGGGGTATCGATGGCAGTCTGACCATACGGCGCTGCCTTGACCATGGTGATACTGCCTACCGTCGCATAATTCTGGACATGGATGGCTTCGGTGGAGGTCGGACCCCAATGCGTTCCGCCAACGATTACGGTATTGCGGCCGCCGTTAATCCGTATGTCGTCATATGGTGCGGTGAACTGTGTATTTTGGTCAATACCGATGAATTGGTTCGAATCACCAGCTTGAAGCTGAATCACGCCGTAGAGGTGGTCTCGACCCAGAGGGTCAGCTGTACCATTCGGGTTAATATAAATCCCGCCGCCGCTAAAGACGTTTTCTGATCCGGACACAATCACTATTTGACCTGTGAAATTATTGTCAATTCTCCAAGATGAAAAAGTGTTGAAATTGGAACCGCCGTCCAGAACAATTGCCTGAGCACCGCCAAAAATACTGATGTTTGAAAAGGTCGACAGTGTCGTACCTGTTAAATGAAGCGCCGTACCGTAAGAGTTATTGAATTGGCTAGTGTTCGCCCCCAATGCCAGGTTATGAATGCGCGAACGGATTCCGGAAACACCTAAATACACACAGTTTGTATTCTCTGCGATCCAGCTGTTCCCAATGTCGGCCGCATCCATGTTGTCAACTTCTAGCGCCGTGCCGGAGAAGGAGACCATGACAATATCGTCAATAACAAGACCGTCATTTGCCCCTTGAATCCAGATACCACTTTGCGGACCTGCACCCCCTGTACTTACCAGAGAATTATTGCTTCCGCTCATGTGGAAGTGCTTGAAAGTGAGGCCGGTGACGCGATAAGTCGTATAAGGGGATGAATACGGTGCCAGTGTGATACCGAGCGTCAAAGATTTATCAACAATCAGATTCGAGCCGCCGCCAGGAAATTCAGTCTGACCTCCAATGCCCACAGGAGGCGACTTGAAATACTCTACGCCAGATCGCTCCCCACTACTCTGCCCGTCAATGGTGATGTAATTCTGCATCCCAATCTGGACTGTCTCCGCTTTCAGACGCCAGTTGCCCATCGGGATATAAATCTCACGTCCACCTATCGGAGCCGCCCCACCCGATGGCGCAGACGAAATCGCATCATTCATAAAGCGCGAGACATCGAGCGACCCATCGCGCAGTCCGTAAAGCCAGCCTACCGACACGCGAGAGTTGAGCGCGCTGGTAAGGGTAAGGTGCGCCGTAGCCGGGTAATCAAAAATTCCCGCGTTATCCGGGGCATCGACGCGCCCATTTGCCGTAAGCGTACCTGAGGCCCATTTGATACGACCGCCCCCATACTTCAGATTAGAAGAGAGAGTGGGTGATCCCGACACTAGATAGGTGCGGTCAATTGTGAGCGGAAGGCCGGCCGAGCTGGCAATAGCATCGCAGGCAGTAACTGCGGTAGTATCGTCCGCAATACCATTTCCCGCCGCGCCGCAATCGGTGGGCGTGATGCTGTCCTGAAATTTGCTTTGATAACTGCGAGCGACGCTTCCAGTTCCTGAATACTGGAAAAGCAATGACGGATTAACGTTTGTAACACTCAACGTCGGCACTGTCAGCGACCCTGTAAGCACAGCATTCCCGCCGACGTTGATATTCCCAGTAATCCCAACCCCACCAGCAAATACAGCACTCCCAGAAGTGGGACTAGTGCTCTGTGTTGTTCCCAACACTGTGAGATTTTGGACTGGAAATGTCTGCGCAAAGGTGACTAATGGCAGCCAAACTGCCAAAGCCGTGATAAGTTTTTTCATACTTGAACTCCTGAAGCGGTTACCCAAATAGCTGGAGAAATTTGCTTAACCCAAACAGGGAAGCCATAACTGGTGTCGAAATATGGCTGGCCTACATAAGACGGAATGGGTCGTGAAATGGTCGGCCCACTCAACCCGCCTAAGTTTGCCGCAATGAAAGCTGCCAGCATTCCCAAAGGAATATCAGCAGTTCCTCCTGTGACGACACCTGTACAGGTGTCTGTCGGGGCAAGTGTCCTTTGCCCGATTGGATAATTTCCCTGTTGCATCAGATAATCTCCGGCAAAGGTGTACCAGGGGGATAGAGAGGGGTAAAATCAGTTGCATAGATAATATCCCCAGATGTGTCCTGAATTGCCCAGGAATCCGCAGGCTCCACCGAGGGGAGGAAAGCGAGATTTACAAAAGAGGGGATGGCACAGCCAGGCACGGCGAAGGTCGGAATTGCATTCCGCCCCTGCAGCGTGCAGTATTGTTCGAAGGTTTCAGGAACCTTCTCTGGCCGAGTCCAGGGAGTGGACTGGTCATCACGAACACCACGGAGGAAGTCCTGGGGGTTGCGAATTTCTCTGTGGTGTTTGCATACGCGAAGGCCATTCCAAGTCAGCATCGAATCACTGCTTTTGGTCTTCGCCCCGCACAAGTCGCAGTAAAAATTCCACTGCCCACTGCGGTAGTAGTCTGCTTTTCCTTGTCCCATTTAGGTGTTAACCCCTAGCCAGGTGAGAAGGTCATTATTTACCGGGATTACTAAAAAGTAATCGCGGAGGAAAACTACACATTATTCCCTGCCGCATCAATCCATCCCGTGCTGCTTGGAGAATAACTCAAGACAGGACGCACCGGAGTGAGGCTCGTATCGAGATACCACACTCCATTACTCACCCCCGTTGGGCGACCGGATGTCGGCCCGAATTGCATGGGCGGCGTGACAATTGCCACGTTCGCCGCCCCACGAATCCGCCCATTCGCGTCCACATTAAACTGCCCCACATGAGTCGAATCACCATACGTCCCAGCAGTAACCCCAGTAGGATTAAGATTAAGTGTCAGCACCACCTGGCCAGACGGGCTCTGAGCAGAGCTGCCTCCGACGTCATTACCGGTGCCAATTTGTAAGCCAGTCAACGTAGCGAGCAGTCGATTTCGCACCGCATCTAGCCATTTTGGGTCAACAATCTGCCCAGCTTGCTGCGGGGGCACTGGCGGGGGATTCAGCCCCGGACCTGGAACTGGTGTCGTAGCCATTTAAAACACCCAAGAAGTGCAATAACCATATCGCTGAAGAATCGGCAGCTGCTTCTCCAGCCGATCCCCAATATCAGTTCGATACATCGGGGAGTTGGGGATTTCCAACTGATCGAACATTGAATATGCAGCCTTCTTTGCAAGGGAGATGGATGGGCCAGTTCCAGTAACTACGCAAGGGTTATTGCCGGAAGTCACCATCATCTGCACTCGGTTGCCTTTTTCATCCATCCCTTCACCCAGCTTCATATCAATGGGATGGAAGTTGTAGCGGTTGTGTCGGTCAATACCCCAGATCGGGTAGCCTGTCAGCTCTTCTTCCTTCATCCTTCCGAAGGGGAAGTCGGGCATGCCAACCACTACTCCCAGAGCAATCCCAGGAGCAGGCTCGAAAGTGTCTCTGCCCTGCAGTGCATCGAGCATCCAATCCCCCACCTGCGGATGCAGAGCTTGCTGGATTTGAAACAGCGGCCAGCCATGCCTGCAGGTAAACTCCAGCGGGTTCAAGCAACCTTTTCGCTCCCCCTCTGTGCCTACCATAACTGCAACATCAATGTAGCCAGTGTACCCACATCGAATCAGCTCTGCCTCAATCGGGTCCAGCAATTCCTGCGCCAGCTTGCTCTGACTGCGGTGAACGTACTTCATCACCGTGCCCATCTCGCCTGTGTTTGGGCCACGCTCCCCATTCATCAGCTTTTTGAACTCGAAGTTCTCAAGAACGTAGCTGAGGAAGCCATTGCGCCCTACCCATCCACCAACAGCGACTTCAATCCCAGGGCAGAATTCCTGGAAGATAAACGGCACAGGCTTTTTAAACTGCCTCTTCCACCGCTCCAGCATGAAAATCATGTCCTTGCCGGACTTTGAAACATAAGAGAGGGCTTTGTCCACGTCAGCACAGGGCTTGCAGACATACCTGGTATTCATGTTTGCCCGCTGATGGGCGATGGCTTCATCGTAATTCTTGAAATGAAGGGAAGGCAGGCATTCGATTCCTGCCGCTTCCATCACTTCCTGCCCGACCTGCCGCTCCATTTCCCAAGAAATCGGCTCCGCACCAGCGTAGAAAATCGGGTAGCCCTGCTTTTTCAGCGAGTCAAGCTCCCGGACGTACTTCGCATTGTCAGAGACACAGATCAAATCAGCCCAAGAAAGGCTGCTGCGGTAGTTTTCAACTCGCTTAACCAAGCCATCACCAGTGCCAATTCGGCTGCCATCGACCTTATTCGGAGCAACCCAGAGGCGGACTTCGTGCCCTTCGGCTTGCAACCGCAGAGCGAAATCAAGAAAGCAGCAGCTGAAGGTGTCGAGAAGAAGAACTTTCATAGCAGAATTAGGTGTCCTGATTGATGAGTGCGTAGTTTACAGCACAGCGGATGGTGCCACCAGTCAGGGCGCTGTTGAGACTTACTTGCAAGGAGCTGTTGGGGTTTAGAGAGCGGAACCAATAACCAGCGCCGGTGGAAGCGAGCTGCGGGCCAGTCGGAACGCTCGGAGGGGTGAAAGTCGCGGGGATGTAGGCACGATATTGGCCGACGTTTTTCCCGCTGATGGTGTCGATGAAGTTAATCGACACCATGCCGCCAGAAGACATCGTGCAGCTGGCATCAACTTCAACAAACAGCCGAGTTAGGATATAACCGGGGTTGCCTGTAAGAAGGGTGATGGGATTGGTGCCCTGTGCAGCATTGATAATCCCAGCGTTGTAGGCGTCCCCGATGACATTCGGGAGTTCGATTCCGTCTGCGCTGGTTAAGGTGATGATTTGTCCCATGTCGCTCTCCACAAAGAAGCAGCACGGCCATAGGCCGGGATACCCTCACCAACAGCTCCACCCTTCCTTATAAGTATAAGAAGAAGCAGAGCCAGGTCTGGCTGGGGCAATTTCGGCTATGATACAGGACAAGAAGAAGAGAAGAGCTGCTGAGCGGGGAGGGGTGGAGGTGGGAGTAACCCGGCGTGCCGCCGCGTTATTTACCGGGATTAATAAATAGTAATCCGTGCGGAAAACCCCTATAACTCTGCTGAAGCAAAAATGGGCGAGCGATCCATTCTCGAATCGACTCGCCCACCCTAGAAACAAAATTCCGAAAAGCACCCTAGCTGCAGCTTATAAGTAGTTAAAACCTCCCCTCGCCGGGGCAGGAGCTTCCAGGGTATCACATCGAGGCACCTCCCGTCTACAGGGAAGGGTCAAGTAGTCGAAAATATCATGGAAGAGCCTCGGGCATTCCGAAATGGAATGGTGCTTTTCGTTTCCCACCGCGATTAATAAATAGTAATGACGGTGGGAAATTCGCTGTTGCTATGCTCGATGGGGGTCGGGTATTATGAATGCTCCTTAACCCCCTCTAATCCCCCCCCCCATGAAATTCAACAACGACGACAGAATTGCTGAATACATGTCCTATGACCCGGAAACTGGGCATGTTAAATGGATCAAACAAGCAGCCCTGCGCACGCAAGTAGGCCAACTTGTCGGCTCCTTAGGCTCTCAGGGGCGTTGGGTCGTACAATTCAGAGGCAAAGCTTTCACCCTCTCCAGAGTTGCCTGGTTTCTGCATACGGGAAAGTGGCCCACTGGGGTGATCGACCATAAAAACGGCGACACTTTTGATGATCGCTGGTGCAACTTGCGGGAAATCACTATACAGGAAAACAACCAAAATTGCATAAGAATCAACCGAACAGGCTTTATGGGAGTTCGGGAGTTGGTTGGTGGCAAGTTCGCGGCCTACATAAAAATTAATGGGGACACAAAAAAGCTGGGAGTTTTCGGTTCATCTGCCGAGGCCCATGCAGCCTACAAAAAAGCAAAAGAGCAGTTTCACGCAGGATACCTCCCCGAAAGGTCCGACTTATTCTCTCAGGGAGGGTATAAGCTAAAGAAAGCTGACCTGATTAAGAATAAAGTTGCACAAGATCTGGAGGAATTCTTAAAGCTTTAATTACCTGTTCCGCCTACATACCCCCCGCCCGCCGTCCCAATAGCCCCCAGCACATGCTTTTGGAACCACTTCAGCTTCTCCGGGCCTGAATATGCTCGCTGCACCCTCTGCACATCTGCTTTCAGTGCAGCGAGCCTTTCCGGACCCAGCATCTTCCCTTCCTGCAGCATAGGCAAAATCCGTTCGGACCACTGCTGATTCAGCGTCTTTTCGCTCATTGTACTCAGAATC